TAATTAGATACGTCAGCCACAATTAAATACTCGTTGTTTTCATGTTAACCTCCTTTACCAAAACCAGCAGCACTGTATGTAAAATTTCTATCAATACTAGCATTACTTGAGTTTTTAAAGTGAACTGTAAAGCCAGTTCCAGATATACCACTTAAGACAAAGTAATCTCCTGTTGCCATATTTTGTGGAGAGATATTAACAGAAGGTAAAAAATTATTTAAGTTACCTAATGCAGACGTTCCAACAAAAAATGGATGTGTAAATGTAACTACTTTTGCTCCTGCTCCAGATGCTATGACAGCAGATTGTTCAACTCTTGATGGCATTGATGCCGTGTACCCTGCTTGTTGTAGATTCATATTTTGTGCCGAGTCAACCGTTTCTAAAGTAACTCTGAACTGAAATCCTCTACCTTTGAATACTCCGTTAGCAAAATCGTTGAAATCTGTGTATGTAGGAGAACTGCTAGGATCATCAGTCGTGGTGCGTACAGAAATTCTTGCATTTGCTTCATTAGCAACAGTTCCATCAAAGTCTGTCCAGGTATCTATAAGATCCGTTCTATTGTCAAATAAATCTCCTGTATAATATCCAACACCTTGAAAATGTCTTTTCAAAGTAAGAGAAAATGTACCACCTAAATCTAAAGTATCAACAAAATCATAAGTACCAGTTAAATTTGATGCTGGATTGGTGAGAATCAAACCACCTTTAGTTGAGTCGTATTGAGTATTAGTAAATAAACTGGAAGTCGTATTATTAAAAGGTGGACTATCTGTATCTTCTCTATCAGTTTTTATAGTAATAGAATCAATAACATCAACAAGAGATACAGTTATACTTGCTGCCGTATCACTAAACCTACCTCCATCATCTTGAAACTTAACAAGATAAGTACCAGGTAATGCTGGAACTAAGGCTTCAGTTGCGTTGCCAGGTACAGCTTGAATAACATCTTGTGCTGCTTGGAATGTAGCAGACCCTCCAGTTAAATTTGAATGTCTTATATAAACACGACCACCATGTAATACATCAATAGCAGTTGCTTGGTCAAATCTTATTCTTGCTAATTGTTCATTAACAGGTTCAATAGTTAATCCAGATACGTTTTCTGGTAAAGCAGTTTTACCAACGGCATTAAAAGTAGTTTCTGCTGGATTTTTAGATAAAAATAAAGCTTGATTATATGAAAGCACTTGAATTGTGTAAGTACCTTTTTTACTATCTAAAAGTTCAAAATCAGTACTAAATACTACTTGTGAAACAAAGTTAGTATCTTCATATTTGTAATTAACAAGGTATTGGGTGACACCAGTTACAGCTTGCCAGCTAATGATAAGTTTACTTCTAGCAATATTGTTAATTACAACAGTTTTTTCAGCAACATTTAAAAAACTTGGTGCTGACGCACGTTGATTTAGTAAAGATATAGTTCTTGTTGGTAAAGAAACAGTTGGATCATCAATAAAAGCATATTTACCCTCAACATAAGACAAAGCTGTAATTACATAATTAACATCATCTTGTTCCTCTACTTGTATTACCCTAAATAGCTGTGTTTGTAATGTTGTACTAGATATTAAATATGGAGAATTAACATTTGGTGCTGAGGTAAATGCAGACTGTGTAACCGTTGCACCTTGATCGTTTACTTTTGAAACGCTGTTTACAGTAATAACTGCCCCTGAGATGTTTGATATAGTGCCAACTTCTACCGACCCATCAGAAAGGATTACGCTCACTGTTGGGCTATCAGTTAAAGACGGTAAAGTAGTTTGTGCTTCTGCATCAATAGTAATAGTAGTAGTTGTTGCTGCCACAACACGACCACCTCTTCTAGCTCCTGCCCTTACTGGATCGTTTATCTCAATAACAGAACCAGGTCTGACAACAACTCCAGCGTCTATTGAAGTTGTAAAGGTAACAGTTTCAGATTCATTTTGTTCAGCAAATAATATTGCTCTTCCAAGTCTTATTGCCTGACCCCGTGAAGTACAAGCAAATGCTTTGACTTGCTTTACTGTCCTTCCAATTTTTGATATGGATGTTGAATCTTCTACAAGTTCAAAATCAACTTCTTTTGAATCCATATTGAAATAGCTAACGGAAATAACATTATGACGTTGTTTTAAACTACTTCCTGAGTAACTAAAACCTGATTCTCCTACATTGGCTAAGTTAAATAAATAACTAGCTGATTTTAATTCATCTTGCGATAAAGTTATGCCTCCAGCAGACCATATGGGCATACATCTCATAACACCAGCTAAATCATTTATTGCTGCAAATGCCTCTTTAGGACTTTGAATATTAACATTGCAACTAAATCTAGCTTCCTGACCATTTAAAGAATCAGAAACTAACGTGTTAGCGTATTTACTGGCGTGAACAAAACTAAATAAATCTAAGTTACTGTCAACAATATGATTTCCCAGGCCATACCTAGTGTTTGTAAGGAGATCAAGTAAACACATTGCAGGGCAATTAGTGTAAACAGCAGCACCCATAGTTCCATTGAAAATATAACCATCTGGATAAACTATTCTGCCAGTTGCATTATCAACGGTAGGTGTACCAGAACTTGATGCTCCTGCTCCTGGTATTCTTACTTTTATTCCTCTTATTCTGTACGCTCTTCCTGGGATGCGATTGAATTGTTTACTATCTAAACGAAGAGCAGCATAAGCACTATTATTATAAGTTGAACTGTTATCTATTACTTCTTGAATACTTGTAAATTGAAAAGCATTGACTCTTGATGAATCAGTGCTGTCTGCCGTAACTCGAACTACTCTTATGTCTACAGGAAAAGAACCTGTAATATTTATTCTATGATCTCTAGCATAAGCATCTGCTGTTCTACCACTAACAGAAGTACTTATAATATCTGAATATCCACCAGAATTATATTGAACCTGTATCTTGTATTCAACAGTATCTCCTCTAACATCTCCATCATCTTCAGCTACTTGAATCTGAGGCCAAGTTAAAGTAACAATAACTGCATCGACATCTGTATTTGTAATTTGTCTAGTAACAGGAGCAGAAGTGGTCACAGTAACAGCAACAGCAGTTGGTGATCTAGTTTCTGCTGGTATGCCAGGTAATGCTGTTTGACTAGACGTACCAAAACGAGTATCAAACCCGACATCTGCAAAATTAAAATCTGCTGCTTGTGGATTAGTACTATCTGCACTAGCATCTAAAACTGGAGTGTCATCTAAAAATACATCTTTCTTTGAAGCTTGCAAATAAGCATCGGTTCCCTTTGTTCTTCCTTCTTTTGAGGCTGTTGCAAAACCTTCGATTTCTCCCTCAGATATTAAATCTTGAATAGTAGCAAAACTTCTACTATGTAAAGTATCAGGAGCACGATACGGAGGGGGAGGGGCTTTAGGAGCACCACCCATAATACCGCCAGCACCTTTGATAAGTTTAGTTTCGTCTGTCATGCTTCTACCTGATTAGTGTCAATTGCTGCTGAAATTACAACAGAACCCGTAAATATTTCTCCATACACTATAGGCACAGGTGTGCCAGCCCTTGATGTGTTTTGCACTCCACTAAAATTAAAAGATAATTGTGGATCTTCTTCCGTACTAAATTTTTGTGGTTCGGGTAAAGGAAATAACATTTCACTGACTCCCATAAGCGTTAAACCTAGTCCTACATTCGCTAATGTTGCTGTAAATGCACCCATAGCTCCTGTTCCTGCTGCTGCTGAAAAACCTCCAAAGCCAAATGTAGGTGCTGCTCCTGGTAATAATAATGCTGTTCCTATTAATGCAACTCCTAATAAAACCTTACCAAGTCCTCTTCCTGCTCCACTAATTACAGGAATAAAATGTATGTCTTCTTGACCTACTGGATAATGTATTTCTTTTTCATCAATATCAAAATTACCTACTTTAACTTGATAATATTTTGGTCCCATATAAGACTCTATGCCTGGAAAGTTATGAACTAAAAAACTTACAGCTTTAGCTACTGTTTCAGCTTTTACCTCGAACTCTTTATGTCCGACAAATTTTGCCAATCCTCCGTATAATTTTACTTTACGAAACATACCGATACCTCTTTCCAGTACATTTTAACAACCATTCAGAATAAGGCTCCCTACAAGATAGTCTATCGGTTAAATGATGAATTACATCTCCTTCAAAAAATAATGCTACATGATTTAAAGTAGGGTGCAATATAGACATTAGAAGTACATCACCATTTTGCAGCTTTTCATCATGTCGTAATTCCCTGAAACCTGTTCTCCAAGCACACTTTTCAAATAATGGATTATCTAAAAATTCTTGCGGTGTAGTAGGTCTATCCCAATCTTTAAGATGTATATTTTTTTCTTCTCTGTACCAATCTCTAACTAAACTCCAGCAGTCAGTGATACCCCATACCCATTGACGACCTAATAATGGTGGTTTGTATCCACAAGGTTCTAAATATGCCCATTGTTCTGTCTTTGGATTAACAATATACCAAGGTAAATTACTATCTTCACAACTAATCTTGTCTGCTTGACTAGGAGTAGGAGGTGTTATGGGATGGCTATGAACAACACCAAC